CCTGACAAAATGCAAAAACTTGCTGCTGGCCACGAACCAGATGGTGAGGAAGAACTTTCCGAAATGGAAAAAATGGAAATGATGCAAAAAGAAATGGCCAAGATGACAAAATCTGAGATGGCTGCCAAAATGCAAGAAATGATGAAAAGTGCTAAAAAAGAGCAACTCATGGCTATGTACAATGGTATGCAAAAAGAAATGTCTCACAAGGAAGAAACAGAAGAAGATAAAGCTAAATCTGAAGCTGTTGAAAGTCGTTTAAAAACCATTGACGTTTCCGAGCATGTTGAAGCTCTTATGACAGGTGAAGGTGATCTGTCAGAAGAATTTAAACGCAAAGCAGCCACCGTTTTTGAAGCTGCAGTAAAATCTAAAGTACGTTCAGAAGTAGAACGTATGGAAGAAGACTATAAAACTGAACTGGAAGAAAATATAAACACAACAAAAGAAGAGTTGACTGAAAAAGTTGACACATATCTAAACTATGTTGTCGAAGAATGGATGAAGGAAAATGAACTTGCTATTGAGCGAGGCCTTAAAGGTGAAATTGCAGAAGATTTCATTTCTGGTCTTAAACAGCTCTTTGAAGATCATTATGTTGATGTTCCAGATGAAAAATATGACGTGCTTGAAGCACAGTCAGAAAAGATTTCAGAACTAGAGGCTAAATTGAATGAAGCAATTGAAGGTACTGTTCAATTGAAGAAAAACAATGCATCTCTAGTGAAGGAACAGGTTGTATCTGAAGTATCTTCAGATTTAGCCGATACAGAAATTGAGAAGTTTAAATCACTAATCGAAGATGTAGATTATTCTGATGAAGAGTCTTATCGTGAGAAGTTGGGAACTTTGAAGGAAAGTTATTTTCCTAAGAATGCACCAGTAGTGAGTGAAACTATTGATGATGTAGACACTGGCACCGCACAGGACGTTAGTAGTTCAGATTCAATGGCAGCCTATATGACTGCAATTGGTAGAACTGTTAATAGTGCAAAATAACTTAATTTTATAAATAGTAGAAAAATATAAGGAGATACCAAATGTATCAGACAGAACATCTACAAGAAAAGTGGCAGCCAGTCCTTGCTCATCCTGATCTTCCAGAGATCAAGGATAGCTACAAGCGGGCGGTCACTACAATCATTCTTGAAAATCAAGAAAAAGCTATCAGAGAAGATAGACAATTTATGACAGAAGCAGCACCTACCAACTCATCATTTGGTGGTAATGCCTCTCTAGACAGCTGGGATCCCATCCTTATCTCGTTGGTAAGACGATCCATGCCAAACCTAATTGCATATGACATCTGCGGTGTTCAGCCAATGACAGGGCCAACTGGTCTTATCTTTGCAATGCGTGCACGTGCAGCATCTATGGACGGTGCAGAAGCTCTTGCTGATGAACCATCAATGTTGTCTAACCAAGACGCAGCTGGTGATACTGGTGGTGGAGACATCTCAGGAACTAACCCATCAGTTCTTAATGACAGCCCTGCAGGTACATATACAACTGCAACTGGTATGACAGCAGCAGAAGGTGAAGCTTTAGGTGATACTACATCTGATGCATTCGCTGAAATGGCTTTCTCAATCGAAAAGCATACAGTTACTGCTGTTACTCGTGCCCTTAAAGCTGAGTACACAATGGAACTTGCTCAAGACCTTAAAGCTATTCATGGTTTAGACGCAGAAACAGAATTGGCAAACATCTTGTCAACTGAAATTCTTGCTGAAATCAACCGTGAAGTTGTTCGTAACATCTACGTTTCAGCTGTTAAAGGTGCTCAGGTTAATACAACTAACGCTGGTATCTTTGATCTTGACACAGACTCAAATGGTCGTTGGTCAGTAGAGAAATTCAAAGGTCTTATGTTCGCAATCGAGCGTGATGCCAATGCTATCGGTCAGCAAACTCGTAGAGGAAAAGGTAACATGATCCTTTGTTCTGCAGACGTTGCTTCCGCTCTACAAATGGCTGGTGTTCTAGATTACACACCTGCTCTTAATAACAACTTGAATGTTGATGACACTTCAACTACATTCGCTGGTGTTATGAATGGTCGTTACAAAGTGTATGTTGACCCATATTCAGCCAACGTTGCTGCTGCTCAGTACTACGTTGTTGGATACAAAGGTACATCACCTTACGACGCTGGTATGTTCTACTGCCCATACGTTCCACTACAGATGGTTCGTGCGGTTGGTGAAAATACATTCCAACCAAAAATTGGTTTCAAAACTCGTTACGGTATTGCAGCTAACCCATTCCACACAGGAACAGTTGCTGCTGGTGCTGACGGAGCAATCTCCATCAGTTCTGCTACCAACAAATATTACAGAAAAGTTAAAGTTTCTAACCTTATGTAATAATAAAAGTTGGGATAACCAACTAACTATAACAAACTTAGAGAGGGGATTTATTCCCCTCTTTTTTTATGTGATAAAAATTATCCCCAACTTAGAACAAAAAAATGTAAAAAAAGGTTGACAACACTAATTAACTATGTTATATTTAATGTATAGAAATTAAGAAATAACTCTTAATAAATTAAAACTGAAAGACTTTATTATGACTATACATATGATGACTCCCGAAGAAGCAAATAACTTTATACCAACTTTGACTCACAATTCATGTAAGTATCCTTGGTATCAATGTGAAAAAGTAGGAGATACATTTTTTATTCCTCGTACAGACTTAAAATCTGAAGATTATCGCCCGCCCGTTCCTGAGAAGCTTCGTGCACGAAGTTGGGCATTTAAAATAGAAAAAGGTACTTCTAATGGAGTAATGGGTTTAAGAGTAAAGCGCATTAATTAAATATTTAAAGAGGAGATTTATTCTCCTCTTTTTTCTTTATAAATAGAAGTATGACAACAATTACTTCGCCATTAAATAGACAACCAGATTTATTGGACTATTCAAGCCCAACACAGTTTAGGTTTGTAATACACCAACTTCCAAAAGTTGAATTTTTTACTACAGCAGCTAACATCCCTGATTTATCTTTAGGTGAAATGGTTATACCTACACCTTACAAAAGTATGCCAATTTTAGGTGACCAAATTACGTTTGGTAATTTATCAACTTCATTTATTGTTGATGAAGAATTACAAAACTACAGACAAATTCATAATTGGTTAATTGGTATTGGTTTTCCTAAAAGTAAACAACAGTTTATTGATTTTCGTAGAAATCAATCAAACACACCTCAGGCTGGTGCGGGTGGTAACAAAACATCTGGTAGAATGCCTGATATAGGTGATGTTGGTAAAGCTGTGGCAGACAAAGCATTTTTCTCTGATGCAACTCTAACAATATTATCAAATAAAAACAATCCAGTGGTAGAAGTAAGATTTGAAGATGTTTTTCCAGTAGCATTAAGTGGGTTAGAATACACTCAAAATGTAACTGATGTTGAATATTTAACAGCAACAATTGACTTTCGTTACAAATTATACGAGATAGTACCTATAACATAAAAGGAGAGGTACATGATATGGATATTAGTATGGTTACAATTAGGAACAGGTAAAGATTTAGAATATTATCATGTAGGAACTTTTAGTGACAAAGGTATATGCGTAGAAGAAATGACAAAAGCCGCAGTATTAGTAACTAATAATAACTCAACAATAGATTGTATTCCAATTGAAGATGTAGTAAAAATTAATAATGATTAAATGATGGAGTAATAATGACCCTTGATGAATTGAAGCTTGAAGTTCAGGCTGATTTAAAAGTAGATGATGAACATTTAGATACAGAATCCTTAAAAAACCAAGAAATAAAAGCAAAATATTTAGATGTAAAGTCTAAGTACGAACTTCTTTTGTATAGAGCAAAAGGTGAATACAAACGTATATACCGCGATAAGTGGGAATATTACGGTGGTAAAGCTGATGCAAAAGTTTATGTCAGTAAACCATTTGATATTAAAGTTTTAAAAACAGATTTAAGTGTTTATATAACATCTGATGAAGAAATAATTGATGCAGAAAATAAGATTGGTTATCTAGAAACAGTTGTAGAATATATCAAAGGTGTTATCAAATCAGTTGATAATCGCGGATGGGATATTAAAAATGCAATAGAGTGGAAAAAGTTTGAAGCAGGAGTAACTTACTGATGAGATATGGTAACTCTTATGAAACTTTATTGATACCACAAACATTAATTAGCAAAACTTTCAATAAATTAGTAAACGAAAAATTTCAAATGACAACTGGTAAAACATTGTCATCTACAAATAAAACAAAAAGAAACTCTAATGTAACATTTATTGATGAACAAATAATTTTAAAAGAGTTTTTAGATATAACAAAAAATGTAAATATTAAAGCTGGTTGGAATTTTGATATTGATACTATAGAACCATTACAGTATGGTGAATATAATGAACTACAAGAATATGGTTGGCACGTAGACCAACACAATAATCCATATTCAGATAATAGAGTTCGTAAAATAAGTTTTTCTGTTTTTCTTAATGATGATTACACAGGCGGTGAATTTGATTTAGAAATTTATAGTCCTAGCATAGAAACTAGATATGAAACATTTAGTAAACTTCCATTAAATACTGCATTATTTTTTCAGTCTGATTATTGGCATAGGGTAAGACCAGTGACAAAGGGTATAAGAAAATCTTTAGTTGGTTGGGTTCTTGGCCCTAAGTTTAAATGAAAATTTCAAAAGTCAATGAAGTTTACTTAACACTGGAGGTAGATGATAGCTTAGAAAGAGAACTATCTGATTATTTTACATTTGAAGTGCCAGGTGCAAAATTTATGCCACACTATCGTAAAAAACTTTGGGATGGTAAAATAAGATTGTTTTCTCCACATAATGGTAGAATATATGTAGGACTTCTTCCATACATAAAAGAGTTTTGCTCAAAGAACTCAATTGAATATATAATGGAAGAAGGAGTAGAAAATGATCGGAATGTTATACGTCAGGATGTTAGAGATTTTGCCACATCCTTACGTCCACAATCGAAAGGACAACAAATTGAAATACGCGATTACCAACTTGATGCAATACACCACGCGATATCCACAAATAGATCACTTTTACTATCTCCTACCGCTTCTGGTAAGTCATTAATAATATATACTTTAGTTCGTTACTACCATATGATGGGATTGAAAACCTTAATCCTTGTTCCTACAACATCACTAGTTGAACAAATGTATTCAGACTTTGTTGATTATGGTTGGAAAGATGAATATATTCATAGAGTTTATGCTGGTATGGACAAGGGTTCTAATAAACCAGTTGTAATATCTACATGGCAGTCAATATATAAACTTCACACTCCATACTTTGCACAATATGGTTGCATAATCGGTGATGAAGCTCATTTGTTTAAAGCAAAATCTTTGACAGACATAATGGTAAAGTCCAGAGATGTAAAGTATAGATTTGGTCTAACAGGTACACTTGATGGTACACAGACACACCGTTTAGTTTTGGAAGGATTGTTTGGAAAAGTAAGGAAAATTATCACAAGTAAGGAATTAATGGATAATAATACTTTAGCTCAACTAAAGATTAATTGTATAGTTTTAAAACATACAGAAGAAGAATCTAAAAGAGTTAAAACTTATGCATATGCTGAAGAAATTAATTATATAGTATCGCACTCAAAAAGAAATACGTTTGTTAAAAATTTATGTCAAAATTTAAATGGAAATACACTATGTTTATTTCAGTTAGTTGAAAAACATGGTGTAGTATTATATAATGATATTAAAAAATTTGATAGGAAAGTATTTTTTGTATATGGTGGAACTGATACTCAAACTAGAGAAGATATTCGTGCTATTACTGAAAAAGAAAAGGATGCAATAATTATAGCTTCCTATGGTACATTCTCTACAGGTATAAATATTCGTAATATACATAATATAATTTTTGCAAGTCCATCTAAAAGTAGAATAAGAGTATTACAAAGTATAGGTAGAGGACTAAGGCAAAGTAAAGATAAAGATGGTGTAAAATTATTTGACATATCTGATGATCTTACATATAAGTCTAGAAGAAATTTTACACTTAGACATTTTTATGACAGAATAAATATATACAAAGAAGAACAATTTGATTATAAGATTGATAGGATAAAATTATGAGTGATATTGAATGGCATGTACCTTTCAGTCCAACTATTATGGAAACAACAGTTTCAAATAGATTTTTAGATATTGTAAATAGAGTTGGAGATGAAGTTTTAAATGATAAAGAGAAATCTAAAAAATTTGATTTTTCTGATAATCTTGTTGGCAAGGTTCATAAAGAAGTTAAGATACCCTTGGTGGATGATGAAGAAGATTATATTAATAGTGAACTTAAACAAGCTTGTATTAAATATTTTGAAAAAATGATTGATAATGGCCACAAAGTTCAGTTATATGCAAATAATGAACATTCATATGAACTATCAGAAAAGAATATAAATATAACACAATCTTGGATAGTGAGTCAATATAAAAATGAGTATAACCCTTGGCACACACATAGTGGTCAAATATCAGCGGTTATATATTTAAAAATTCCAGAGGGAATGAATGATTTTGTTAAAAAAGAAATGGAAGATCATTATCCTAGCAGCGGTATGATACAGTTTATGACAGGAGAAAAACAAAGCTTTAGAAAAGATATAATGAATGTTATTCCAGAGGTTGGTAAATTTATATTATTTCCATCTTGGTTAAAACATTCAGTTTTTCCTTTTTATGTTGAAGGTGAGAGGCGTAGTATGAGTTTTAATGCTAGATACTTAGACGCTAGACAAGCCAAACTTTTAAAGAGAAGTAAGAAATGAACTATCAAGTAATAAAGTTATCAAATGGTGAAGATATTATTGCAAAAGTTGAATCTATAGAATCTGGTAAATTTAAACTTATATCACCATTAAAGATGAGCACTATCAGTAAAATAACTGATAAGGGTGTAGTAGAATCTTTGGGTTTATCTAGATGGGTTCAAGTTTACTCTGACCAACCATATTATAATATAGAAAAAAATTCTGTAGTCATAATGACACCAGCATCTGAAGGGCTGTCAAGATACTATGAATATGTTTTAGAAAGTATACAAGAATCTAATGTTAGAGAACCAACAGACGAAGAATTAGATTCCATAGTTATCGAAGAAGATTTACTAGATGAAGATTTCCTAGAAGATTGGGATGAAGATAATAAAGTTTATCATTAATTTGAAGAGCTATCAATAGCTATTATACACAGTGCACAAGGCCTTGTCAAGTGCAAAAAAATAATTATTTTTAAAAATATCCCTTGACATTCTTATTTAATTAGTGTAGTATAGAAGAAATATGCAAAAGGAATTATTATGGCCAAAAAACAAAAAAGTGTTCATTATGTAGATAACAAAAAATTTCTCCAAGCAATGAAAGATTGGAAAGAACAATGTAAAGAGGCTGAAGAAGCTGACGAAGAACTTCCTAGAATTACCAATTATATTGGTGAGTGTTTTCTCAAGATTGCAAATGGGTTATCATATAGGCCCAATTTCATTAACTACACTTATAGACAAGAAATGATATCAGATGGTATTGAAAATTGTTTACAGTATATTCATAACTTTAATCCAGAAAAATCAAACAACCCATTTGCATATTTCACACAAATTATTTACTATGCATTTATTCGTAGAATACAAAAAGAAAAAAAACAAGCTCATGTAAAACATAGAATGATTGAGAAACAAGAGTTTATTCCTTTTGTTACAAATCCACATGATACAACACAATATCAAGTTAGTGGGTTTGATGTAAATGTTATGGTGCCTGATGAAGCAGTATATAAACCAAAGAAAAAGGAAACTAAAGGTAAGGTTAGTGGATTAGAAAATTTTATGGAGCTAGATGATTGAAGATTGCTATAATTAATGATACACACTTTGGTGCAAGAAACGATAACTCAAATTTTAATAATTATTTTTATCAGTTTTACGAAGGAACATTCTTTCCATATCTCCAACAAAATAATATAAAAACTTGTATTCATTTAGGTGACTTAATGGATAGACGTAAGTTTGTTTCATACAAAACTGCAAAAGATTTTCGTGAAAGATTTATTTTACCATTTAACACTTTGAATATAGATTTACATATTATGATTGGAAACCATGATACGTTTTACAAAAATACTAACGATGTAAATTGTGTAGAAGAATTGTTAGGTAACAGACATAAAAATATTAAAATTTATCCAGAGGCTGAGGAAGTTGAGTTTGATGGTACTAAAATTTTATTTTTACCTTGGATTAATAATCAAAACTTAATATACTCTGAGGGTATGATTGATGTATCTACTGCAGATATTTGTATGGGTCATCTAGAAATTGCTGGATTTCAGATGATGAAAGGAATAGTAAATGAGCATGGAATTAGTAAAAGTATTTTCAGAAAGTTTGATACTGTTTTTTCTGGCCATTTCCACACCAAGTCTGATGATGGTCAAATATTTTATTTGGGAGCCCCATATGAACTTTATTGGAATGATTGTGAAGACAAAAAAGGATTTCATGTATTTGACACAGAAACAAGAGAACTAGAAAGAATAGAAAATCCTTTTACTATTCATAAAAAAGTTTACTATGATGATACACAAAATGATTATACTAAATTTGATGTAAGTAAATTAGCTAATCATTATGTAAAAGTTGTTGTGGTAAATAAAAAAGACTTATATCAATTTGATCAATTCATTGATAGAGTATTAAAAACAGATTGCCATGAAGTAAAGATCATAGAAGATTTTTCTGACTTAGATGCAAATACTGTATCAGATGATATTGTTGAAAATACAGAAGATACAATGACACTTCTCAGCAGATACATTGAAGAACTTGATACAACTTTAGATAAGGGTAGATTGACTAGTCTACAAAGACAACTTTATACAGAGGCACAAGACTTAGAAATATGATAAATTTTAAATATGTGAGGTGGAAAAACTTTCTTTCCACAGGGAATCAGTTTACAGAAATTAAACTAGATAAAGAACCTACTACACTTATTATAGGCGAAAACGGAGCAGGTAAGTCAACTATACTTGATGCTCTATGTTTTAGTTTATTTGGAAAGCCATTTCGTAACATCAGTAAAATGCAAATGGTAAATTCAATTAATAATTCCTCTACAGTTGTGGAAGTTGAGTTTCAGATTGGTACTGTAGAATATAAAGTTGTTCGTTCCATTAAACCAAATAAATTTGAAATATATCAGAATAATATTTTGATTAATCAAAATGCTAATGCTCGTGATTATCAAAAAATATTAGAACAACAAATTCTTAAACTAAACTATCGTTCTTTTACTCAAGTAGTTATTCTTGGTAGTTCTACCTTTGTGCCTTTTATGCAATTAAAAGCTAGACATCGTAGAGAGGTTGTAGAAGAAATTTTAGATATTCAAATATTCTCTACTATGAATTTAATTCTTAAACAAAGATTAAAAATTATATTAGATGATATTCGTGAAAATGATTATCAATATGAACTTGCATCTGAGAAGATTAGTTTTCAAGAAAACCATATAGCTGACCTAAAGGATAACAAAGAAAAAATTATCCAACAAAAACAAAGTCTTATAGAGAATAATAAAAAAGAAGTTTTTAAAAGAAGTAAACAGAAAAATGATTTAGAAATTAATGTAAAAAATTCTCTTACTTCTATTGATGATAAACTATCAATAGAATCTAAAAGTACAAAGTTAAAGGATATTCAATCTACTCTTGTTGAGAAACATAAAACACATTCTTCAATGATTGGATTTTTTGAAAACAATGAAGATTGTCCTACCTGCCAACAACACATTGATGAAGTATTTAAGTCTGATATGATTTTACAAAAAGAAACAGAAGCAAATAAAATTCAAGTTGGTATGAAAGAACTCAAAGTTGAGTTAGATAAAGTATCATCTAGAAAAAAAGAAATAAAAGAAATTACAGATGAAATTAGAAACAATCAAGTAGCTATGGCTAAAATTGAATCCTCAATAATAGAGTTAGAAAAGTTTAATGTACAATTAAATACAGAAATGACACAACTACAAAATGATGGTACTACAACTTCTGACATTGATAAATTAAAATCTTTGAAAGAAGAGGCAGAACTTTATAATAAACAAAAATCAAAACTAAGAGAAGATAAACTGTATGCTGAAGCTGCAAGAAATATGTTGCAAGATACAGTTATTAAGACTAAGATTATTAAACAGTATTTACCTATAATGAATAAGTTGATAAACAAGTATCTAACTTCTATGGAGTTTTATGTTAACTTTACATTAGATGAAAACTTTGAAGAAACAATTAAGTCACGTTATCGTGATGAGTTTTCTTATGCATCATTTAGTGAAGGTGAAAAAATGCGTATTGACCTTGCACTACTTTTTACTTGGAGAGCAGTTGCAAAGATGAAAAATTCAACAAACACTAATCTTCTTATACTTGATGAGATATTTGATAGTTCACTTGATGGTACAGGAACAGATGAGTTTTTGAAGATACTACATACTTTAAGTGGTGAAAATGTGTTTGTAATTAGTCATAAACAAGACGTACTTGCTGATAAATTCAAAAGTACAATTAAATTTGAGAAGGTGAAAAACTTTAGTCATGTGGCAGTATAATGGGCAAAAGAAGTAATTTTGAAAGAGTCGAAAGAGACTTCTATCCAACACCGTATAAAGCTGTAGAACCTCTGGTTCAACATTTACCTAAAAAGCAATTTGCTTTTGCAGAACCATGTGCTGGTGATGGTGCTTTAGTGGAACACATAGAAAATATGACAAATGGTTGGTGTTCGTGGGCTAGTGATTTAGAACCACAAACAAAAAGTATTTTAACTAGACATTTTAGAGAAATAGGTATGGAAGATTTATTCGAGGCAGATTATATAATTACAAATCCGCCATGGGATAGAAGTTTATTACATCCTATGATAGAGTACTTTACTGCATATAGACCTACTTGGTTGTTGTTTGACGCAGATTGGATACATACTAAACAAAGTATTCCTTATATGGGTATGTTAAAAAAGATAGTAAGTATTGGTCGTGTAAAGTGGATAGAAGATAGTAAAAGTGTTGGTAAAGACAATTGCTGTTGGTATTTGTTTGAAAGAGACTCTTCTAGTCACACTAAATTTTATGGAAGAATAAAATGAGTATTATAGGATTTTCAGAAGGTTTCCATGATGCAGCAATCTGTCAAGTTAAAAATGGAAACATACTTCATGCTTCTCATGCAGAGAGATATTCTAAGATAAAAAATGATAGATGGTTACACAAAAAACAAATATCAGCTGTTGGTCTAAAAGGGTTAAGTAATAATCAAAAAATTGTATATCACGAAAAAACATGGTTAAAAAATACTAGAAGATTATATACTCTAAAGCCATGGAAAAATAATAAAACATCTTTACAGTATGATAAATCTTTTCGTCACCACCAATCCCACGCAGCTGCTGGATACTATACAGCACCATTTGATGATTGTAATATTATTGTTATTGACTCTATAGGTGAGTGGGATACTGTGTCCATTTGGGATAACATGAAAAAAATTAAGTCTTGGAAATATCCATATTCACTTGGACTTTTGTATTCTGCTATTACACAATACATTGGATTAAAACCAAATGAAGATGAGTATATTACTATGGGTATGGCTGCATTTGGTGAACCAACTGTTGATCTAGAGTATTTACTTTGGGAAAATAATCATTTTGGAATTAGAAAAATAAGCACTGAATTGAGTATGGCAAGTAAAGAAGATATTGCTGCTTCTGTTCAAGCATTGTATGAAAAAAAGTTTTTAGAGCTTGTTGATATGTGTCCAAAGAAAAACCTTGTAATTATGGGTGGGTGTGCTTTAAACTGTGTAGCTAATAGTAAAGTCAAAAACAAAAATATATGGATTATGCCTTCGCCTGGCGATGCAGGTAATTCGTTAGGTGCAGCTGCGTTAGTAGAAAAGAAAAAATTAAAATGGAAACATCCATATCTTGGACATAACATTAGGAGAGAAGTGAATGTTAGTGAAGTTGTTGAACATCTTATTAGTAATCATTATTGCGGTATTGCAAACGGTCGTGCTGAGTTTGGCCCTCGTGCCCTTGGTAATCGTAGCCTTATTGCTGATCCTAGACGAGATATTAAGGATACAGTTAACGAAATTAAACGTAGACAAAAATTTCGACCCTTTGCACCTGCCATCTTGGAGGAATATGCTAACGAATATTTTGAAGGCCCAATGAATCGTTATATGCAATTTATTGCAAAAGCCAAACACGATTATGTATCTGTAACTCACGTTGATGGAACAGCTAGAGTTCAGATTGTAGAAAAAAGTAATACATCAGTCATTAGACCAATATTAGAAGAATGGTATGAAAAAACTGGTTGTCCTATGTTATTAAATACTTCTTTAAATATTAAAGGCCAACCTATTGTAAATGATTGGAATGATGCTAAAAAATTTATGGAGAAATATAATGTCGCTGTTTTTTAGAAAATTAAAGTTGCACTTTAAACTTTATCTATCAACTTGGAGAAAAAAAGATAAAAAGGACTATGGTGATGATGTCTACCCACATTAATGAAAATGTCTTAGAGTTTTATAAGGGGCTACCTTTTAATTATCGTGACAGTGTTGAAGAGCATGCATTAAGTGTCATTAAAAAAACACGATGGGCTGGTGAAGCATATGAAATGATAGCCCCAATGCTGAAACCTAAAACAAAAGTTTTAGAAGTTGGTTGTGGTACTGGTTGGTTATCAAATCGTATAGCATATCACGATAAGTGTGATGTAACAGCAATTGATTTTAATCCTGTTGCAATAGAAAGAGCCAAAGATGTATCAGAATATGTAGGTAGTAAAGTTAAGTTTGAGGTAGCAGACCTTTTTGATTATGAAATGAAATCATTTGATTTAATAATATCACTTGGAGTTTTACATCATACAGGAAATTTTAAAGGTGCACTTGAAAAAATATGTCAATCTACAAGTGGTAGTATTTTTATTGGATTATATCATAAGTATGGACGTAAACCATTTTTAGATGAGTTTAAAAATATAGAAGGTGATGTCGCTAAGTTTAAGAGATATTGTGAACTAGATACTAGATTTGATGACAAGGTACATTTATTTTCTTGGTTTAGGGATCAAGTGTTACATCCACACGAAACACAACACACAATGAAAGAAGTAAATGAGATATTAGGAAATAATAATATGGAAGTCATGTGGTCTTCCATTGAGGGTGATGAACGTAAAGAAATGGATAAAGCAAAAATAAAACTAGAAAATAATCAATACTGGCCTGGGTTTTTTACATTTTTAGCAAGGAGAATATAATGGAACATGAAGTAACTTTTGAGGGATTTAGAACTATCGAACTTCCCAACATACCAATAATGCAAGCTAATTTACCAGAGCCTGTGATTACTTATTTGTGGGAATTAATTGGTGTTGCAAAAGCAAATCCAAAGGATTTAAAAAGTGGATTGGCTGGTAATATATCAACTTCTTTTGAACTACACGATGAACAAAATATATTTGAAACATTTTGTGTACCATCATTATTAAGTTTAGACGAAAAAGTTGGGAGAGGTTGGCACCCACTTAATAGCGGTCACAAGTATAATTATAAATTGACTAATCTATGGGTTAATTATCAAAGACAAACTGAATTTAATCCTGTACACGATCATGGTGGTTCTTACTCTTTTGTTGTTTGGATGAAAATACCCACATCAAATAAAGAACAAAGAGAGTTACCTATAGCTAAAGAGAGTTTAAGTGGAGATTCTATCTCAAACTTTGCATTTCTATACAATGATGTTATTGGTAATATAAGAAGCTTATCAATTCCTATGGAGAAAGAAACTGCTGGAAGTATGGTAATATTTCCATCAAGAATGAAACATCAAGTATATCCATTTTATGAGTGTGATGAAGAACGTGTTAGTATTGCTGGTAACTTTGGAGTTATGTACGAATGAAGAAAAAATTATTAGTATTTGGATGTAGTTATGCAGACAAAAGTTATGTAGAAATAACTACAAAAAGTGAAAAATTAAAAGAACATATGTATGACAATCAAGGTAATTTAACAGAACCTTTTGATTTCTGGCCAGAAATGCTCGCAAAAGAATTAGACCTTGAACTAGTAAACTTTGCTCAGTGTGGCTTTGGAAACGATGGAATACATAGTACGTTTATGGATGAAATATCTAGACAACAAAATATTGGTCTTGTTGTTGTGATGTGGTCAGAGTTTATGAGAATTAGTTTTGAACAAGAAATGCGATCAGTATTTAAAAGTAAATTTGATTGGTTAAAAATAAATATCACAGCAAGTGATAGAAATAAAGAGCTAAGAAAAAGACAAATTGAGATAACAGATGTTTTAAATAAAAATGGCTTGTTATCACCAGCATCGATGCTAAAGCGTTCTTTAAGATTATTTTATTCTGTACAGAATGTTTGTGAAAATTTAAGAAAACCATATATTCAAATCATGGGCATGCCGCCAAGCAAAAAAGATTTTGAGGTAGAATTTTGTAAACATTTAATAAACAGTCCTTTCTTTGAAAAAATTAATAAAGATAGTTTTATAGGTTGGCCTATGTTTCCTCAGCTTGATGGTTATTCTTGTGGAAGTAAGTTGTATGATGCTGATCCAGATAGAGAAAAATACTTTATCAATTCTGGAAATGTACATCCAAGTAAAGAAGGACAAGAATACATAACTAAAATGTTACTTAGCCGAATCAATAAAGATGTTATAAAGTATTTAACCTTTTTGTAAAAAGCTGTGATAGTAAGCCACTGATTTTAAAGGATTTTTTTAGGCGTTGACATTCATAACGAATCATGTTAGCTTATAAGTATAGTTAATAACAACGGTGATTCATGAGAGATTTATCCACACTAGCCAAACTTCTTGCTGAAGAAGATATTAATGTTGTCCACAGGCAACAGGAAACAGCTGCATTTGACGTTAAAAATCGTGAATTATCTTTACCTATCTGGAAAGAAATGAGCAAAGATGTTCAAGACTTAATGACAGTACATGAGGTTGGACATGCTCTTTGGACTCCTTTAGAAATGTTAGAAAAAGCTCGAAAAGAAAATATTGAATTTTCTTTTGTTAATGTTTTAGAAGATGTACGAATTGAGAAAAAAGTTCAAAATAAATATCTTGGTTCTATTAGAGTTTTTAGTCGTGGTTATAAAGAATTAATTGGTAACAATTTTTTCGGTACTAATGATAAAAATGTTTCTAAAATGAACCTAATAGATAGAATTAATCTTCACTATAAACACTTTCCAGATATTTATTTTTCTGATAGTGAAATGGTTTGGGTTGAAAAAGCTAATCAAACTGTTACTCCAGATGATGTTTTAGAATTGGCTAAAGAATTATATGAATACATTCAAAACAAT